ATTTGCATTGTTAAGAGATTCGTAAAAGAACAACTCTAAGTCAAGAGCATTGTTCTGCAGAACTGTCATGGAGATATATCCGTTTCCGGATAATGCTCCAGCTGGCGTTAACTGTTCGACAAAAATTGACATTTACTGTTTGCTCCTCTTAGTATTTAATAAGGTATTCACATAAAATATATCTTGGAGCAAACTCGTCCATTTTCACAACTGTATTTGTTCTTAAATTTACTGTAGTAACTAACGGTGATGCTGGAACTAAAGTTTCAGCAATTGATGCTGATTTTGTTTCATTATCAATTCTTGGTAAAGCATTTTGGTGAAAGTGAGTAGCACCCTGCGAAGTTCCAGTTTCATCTAGTGTAACAATAGCATGAACAACACCAAAATTAGTATCAGAAAAACAAACTTGTCCTCTTCTACCACAGTAATAATTATTTGCTCTCCATTGAGCAGATTGAATTGCTCTAGTATTAGTATTAATTCTTCTTGCAACACTAAAGGTAGTATTGTGTCCGTGAGGTAAATAATTTGACTGCTGTAGTTCCGTTTCTTCAGTAATTGCTGGTGGACTGACAGCAGTTACATTACCACTAATAGTAACAGGTCTACCAGGAACTCTAAAATCACCCTGATAGAAAAATTCTATATTATCACCAAGAGAAAATAATTCTACACCAATACCAGCACGGTCTGTAGTTCCTGCTTCGTCATTTTGATATAAACCAGGATTTAGTGAACCAGCAATATATTTGGATCCTAGGTCGGGTAATTGAATTTGTCCACCTTCACCGTTTTCATCTGGATCCTCTAATGTAATTCCCTCTCTTCTGTATATACAACTAGCCCCAATACCAATTTGCTGTGCTAGTGCTCTATATCTACTAGCAGGCAACACTTGACCCTGACATTTTAAAAATCCAGCAGGAATTATTTCTTCATATTCAGAATCTGGAAATAGACTTTGTAACGGGGTAAAAAATGGCAATATATATCCAGCAGTTCCACCATGCTTCCCTTTTTGAAACGAATAGTAAGTTTTTTGTGTTGCCATATTAGTACGCTCTAATTATGTAAGTCATCTGTAGAGTGGGAGTTGCTGTATTTACAGTAATAGTACCGTAATTTAATCCAGTTGCATTGTTAATTGCTACAGTATTCAACCTGATATCAGTGACTAGTCCAGGATTAAGAACCCTCAAGTATTTAGATGAAAATTCATACTCTAGAACACCATGAGTATGTGGTGTTACTTGATTAAAACTTTTGTCTGCGTTTCCACCAGCTGGTTTAGCAAGACTACTCCAAAAATATTTCGTGCCCCCTCTATGTGCCCACATATCACCACCAGTAAATCCATCAGCACCTTGTGGATCGTAACATACTGAGCTGGTTTCACCACCGGGACAAATACCAAAACTACCACCACCCGCTCTAATATTACCACTCACCGCAGCGCCTCCAGAACCACCCATACCTGCCATATTGGTGCCTCTAAGATTTAGTGGAATTGCTCTGGTAACTGCTGTACATTCTGCAGTCAAATCACAGAAAAAATCATCAAATAATTTACCTCCTCTACAATCATTAGCACCTCTACCAGTGGTTCTATATGCATTTGTGGTATTAACACCTTCAATCGTACTTCCATGAATGTGAACGTTCCAGTGCCTATCACTCAATTTCCTAGATGCTGGTAATATAACCTGTGTAAAATCTCCTTCAATTAAATCAAATGAATCGTATTTACCAGTTAGTTCTAATGAACCTCCAGTAGTAGGGTCAACGTTTTCCAATACACCTTCAACATCAACCGTAGATGTAAAATTAGTTTGAATTGAAGACGGTGCATTACCAGCTAATGCACCACCAACTTGAGACCAAAATAAATCATCATTTATATTATCCTTTTCAGGAGCATTAGCGGGACCTTTATCTTGCAAATAGTAAAAATGCCCTTTAAATATGTCCATAGCTGCGCTAGTTCCATCATTCATTCTTGGTAGTTTGAATGTTTCACCAACATTTCCGCCGTATATATTACCAATGCATTTAAACAATGCTGGGTATTGATCAACTCTTAAAGATAGATTTGAACTACAAGGCAACCATCCACTTGGTATGTCTGTTTGAGCACCAGGCCAGGGGATAATAGACCCCACTGGATAACCTTTAGTTGCCTTAGTTCTATTTAAATATACTGCCATTAGATTTCAGTTAAGTACCAACCTTGATTTGCACCAGGAACTGCATCATTATCACCATCAACAGCAGCAAGATAGATAAGTCCAAATGCTGCATTTGGTGTATTAACAACTAATTCACCGCCACCAAATGTAGATGGTAGTCCACCAAGTGTTGTTCCACCTAGTTGACCCTGAATTGGTCCTGAATGTCTGATAACGAGATTAATTGCAAACGATAGTGCGCCACCAACATCAACAATTCTAATCATATCTCCACTCTGAATACCTGCCTCAGGTAACTTAAGAATAAGGTCTGATGTAGGTCTTACAGCATAGATAAGATTAGGTTCTAACACTCTAGCAGTAGCATCTGTATTACCTTGCTCAGCAATAAAGATTGTCTTTCTACCACCATTATTGTTGTAGAATCTTTCTTGACCAAATGCATTGATAGAGGCATCCTGGTTGATAGAATATGGTTCGTTGCCATTAGTGCCTAATCCTTCGACGGTAAAGATTGGAATTCCAGCATTAGGTGTTGCTGAAGGTTGTCCAGTAATTGTTACACTTTCTCCAGCAATTGTAGAACCAGTTTGAGCATCAACAGAGAATCTAGATGTAAATACATTGGTTAAAGTTTCTGGTAGTAAAGGATCAACCAATGTACCAATATTTAAATCATCCCCAACTCTTAATGTACCAGCAATTAATGTATTGCCTGTATCACCTTGAATACTGAATCTAACATTTGATGCTGTATTAACAGCTGTCTTACTCCATGGTCCACTAGCAAAGAAGTTATCTTTATAAATTGTGAAGTTTGCTTCACCAAATAGAGACGTATCGCCAGTGGCGGTTTCAACAAAGAGTTTTGGTTGCTCACCGTTAGTAATTAAGAAATATTGTCTTTGAGGTAATGTAGTTAGACTACTACCAGACAATTCGATTGAGTTGTGTACTCTTAAATTACCACCACCAGTTTCATTTAATCCACCACCAGCAAATGCTGTGCTTGATGTTCTACCAAATCTATCACCAACATTATTACTATTGACAACATCATCGTCTAATAAAGAAGATAGACTTGTATCATATCCAATAGTAAGGTCACCAATGACTCTAGAGTTACCTGTTGTACTGACAACTTTGAATACATCTAGAGGTTCTAGAGGATTAATTTCGTCACCAAAATCTCCATTGTTAACAATTAGAGATTGTGCATTAGAAAGATTAACTTGAGTAACTTCCACAAATTCATCTGTTGTTCCACCAGAATTTAATCTTAGTAAATCACCAGGTTCAACTACAGCAGAAAACTCACCAATATTGAGAGTTGTTTCAGTTGCAGTCAGTGGATTTGGGAAGATATATGTAGCACCAATTTCTCTACCCAGTCCAAATATTCTATCACCATCAGGATGCTCTTGTAATCTTGTTCCATCTTGTGCTCTCAATACATCCACATAGTATGGACTACTGAATGATGGTTCATCAACAGTAAATAGAATTTCTTTGTTAATTAAGAGAAGTTGATTTGCGGTAATTCCGGTTGGATTATTTAAATATAACCTATAAGAACCATCAGGATTCTGGAATGTGGATCCGCCCCATGGACCAGCACCTTCAGTATCAACTGAAGTAAATGATAGTATTACTTTTGCATTACCTGCATCAGTAGCACCACCTTGTAATCCAATTTGAACTGGAGTTGTTCCACCTGGTGTGTCAGTTAAGATAATACCAGAAACGCCACCAGAATTACTAATTAAGGACCCTTCAGAGTCTAAAATATAATATGTGGTTCCGGTTGTTACATTTGTTAGGTTTCCAACGTCAGTAAATTCAACAGGATCATTTTCAGTAAAGTAGTTAAAATCAAGTAATAATTTATAATTAGGTGCTGCAGTTACTGTAGATATAGTTCTAAGTGGAGCAATTTTAGTTGATAATGCATAGTAATCAACGTTAAGGTCATTATTTTCAAGATTACCAACAGATTGTGATGCACCAACACCAATAAGAATTACAGTACCAGTTACAGGAACCACAGACTGTGCAGGACCATTATTAGGATATGTAAATGTAACAGAATCAACTACAGTAACTGTTGTTGTTCCAGCAGGATTAAATTCCTCAAGCGAGAGATAGATTTCGACTGTATCTCCAGGAGATAGATTATGATTAGCAGCAGTGGTGAGAATAGCTGTATTTGAACCATCTCTTTCAACAGTAGATGCTTCAATTCTACCAAAGACGTTTCTTTCAACTCCAAGACTTGTATTTCTTAGACCACCTTCAAGAGTAATATCCGAACGAACAAGTGCAGAACCTTGAACTTCAAGACTGTTTCTAATAGTGGTAGTACCAGAAGTACCAGCAAGATTTAATGTACCAACTCTTGTACCAATATTGAGAGTTCTAACACCATCTGCTAAGAAATCAAAGTTTTCTACACCTTCTGCTTCAATAATACCATTGTTATTTGTTTGACTTGCTCCACCACGAATTACAAGTTTACCATCAAAGATAGTCCTAAATGTCTTGATTTGAGTGAAGGAAGTGTTTGGTGAACCAATAGCGCCACCAAGAACAATATTGGATACATTTTCACCACCACCAGCAGGAACTGTACCAATATTAACAGTAGAATTTGTTGATGAAGTGTGTAAATTAAATACTGTGGAGTCATTAGTTACTGCATCATTAGCAGCATTTATACCAATGTTAATAGTTTGAGATCTATTTTCTAGATGGAACATATTAACAGTATTTGCCCATCCACCAAAATTAATATTGTCGGTAGCAGTAGTATTAATTAAGTTAAATGTATTTGCTCTAGATGTTAAATTAGCGACAGTATATGTTCCTGTCCAAAAATCATCAGGTGCTCCATTTACCTCAAGACTCTGCTCAACTCTTAGATTTCCACTAACTGCAGAACTACCAATAACAGAGAATGCTTTGTTGAAAACTTGAGCATCTGCAGTTCCATTTAATTGTTCATTAGTTGTATTAATACCAACTCTACCATCATTAGTTGTTGACAATCTAAGAGTTGCTTTATCATCAGGAGAATACGCATCACCACCAACTAACAGAGCATTATCTTCGTCATTTAACGGTCTGTTGAGAGGATCTTCAGCAAACGCTGGGTCTCTGTATTCTTGTAATGTTCTACCACTAATAAAGGTAGTACCCACTACATCTAAGTTAGCTCGTGGGTCTGTAGTCGTACTATCAACATATGAATTTAAATATGCGCTGTGATTGCTGCGAGCAACTGTGTTAATACCAAGTTTATATTGACCAAGAACATTTGTCTCAGTTCTAATTGCCTCAGAACCAATTACTCCAAGTTCTTTCCAACTCGAATTTGATACTGCAAGTTTACCATTGGGTTGATAATCTTCCCAAGTTTCAAATAAATCAACATTACCAACAAGTGAGTTTAATTCAATATCAATAAAGTTAGAATTAATATTATATGTGTCAGCAAAAATTCTAAATGTACCATTTGATACATTTTCAAGATCTCCTACAATACCAGAAACTCTGATTAGTGATTCTGATGTTAATCCATAGTTTTGGAATAAATCACTATTGGTTGTTGGAGAACCATTTTGGATTGCCCATTGGAATCTTAGAAGATTAGTTGATGTAATATTAGTACCAGTTCCAAGATTAGTTCCTAAATTACCAAATTCATCATATTTTGGAGTTGCAAGAGTTTGTATTAAATCGTTAGGAATTTCATTAAATGTATTGGAATAAATCCAACCCCAAGAACCAGAACGATTAATCTGCTTACCTTTGAGAAGGATATCACCAGGTAGTGCAACATTACCTGTGTTTCCATAGAATACTTCCTGGTTTCCAAATAATCTGTTTGAACCAGCGGCAAGTGGATTACCAGCATCAAAGATTAAACTACTTTGCTCTGGTGTTACGTTAGATGGTCTACCAGCAGAGAATGTGCCTGGAGGATCAATCTCTGTTGCCTCATTCATGAAATGAGTTCTGAGTGTATATCTCTGACCAGTAAATGATGTATTTCCTCTAGCATTAAATTTAAAAATTGCTGAAGAAATTTGGTTTTTAGATAGAACAATATCACCTTCATCTTTGTTCAAGAAATTATTTCTTGAGAGAGTTGCATCTTCACCTAAATTTTGAGAGTCAACTATACTCTGAACTTTAAGTGCAGCAACGGGTGGGATTGCATCATCTGCTTGGACAGCAATTGTAACAGGATTGGTAAATGAAGCTGGACCATTTACAGTAATCTTTTTATTAAAGGTTACAGGAGATTCGAAAGTAGTAACGAGAGATGCACCAACTAAATCATTTTGGTCTTCTGAACCTAATAATTGAGCACTCTCAAGGAAGGTTTCTTCACCTGTAATAGCGTTAACTTTTTTGTTACCAATGTAGAGATCTCCATTGGAGTTTAGACCCGTGTAGAAGACGATACCACCGTCTTCACGCTTGGATTGGGCATAGAAGTCCTGAGAATCTGTTAGGATAACTTCCTGACGTAATGGGAAACCAGTGGAGTAGTTACCAGGACCAAATCCTAGATACTCGAACGTGTGGTTACCAGAACGTGCGATAGATGGGCGACGTAGTTCAACATATAATCTATCGTTTGTTGGGTATGTATTAGTACCCTTAACAGGAATCTTACGATTTTCAGCTCCAGCAACAGCATTACCTTCTTGCGCTCTAATTCTAGCGTCAATATTTAACTGGAGGTCATTATCATATGTGTATTCTTCCAATACAGGGTTTTCAATTAAAGAATTGACAACCTCTTTTGTTGCAGAATATCTAGAATCATTGACTGTAACCAAACCATGAATATAGTTATCAGCAGCAGAAGTTGTTGCTGGGGGATCATTTAATGTTGGATCAATCTGCTCAAACCAGAATGGGTCATTCTTGTAGTCTTGTGGATACAGATATGAAATTGGTTGAGAGAACTTAAAGTTTCTGAAGTTGTTACCAACACCAGGACCAGTTGGGAATGGAGAAATATTACCCTTGAGACAAATTAGATAGTAAATACCATCTTGTTGACCGGGAATTCTTTCCTTAAGTTCTTGAATATCAAAAATATAGAAAGTATCTTCAATTTCACCAACATCTTCAACTTGGTCAACATAGTAATCTCTACCAGAATCATCAGTAATAATATCACCAGGAGCAATTGTATATACATTAGCACCTTGAACAGCATAGAGATAGTCATCTCTAGAAGACTTGCTCTTTCCTTCTGCATCTCCAACACTATCAGGTTTTCCTTGTAATTCAGCACGAACTGATGCAGAAATTGCTGTAGCGCCACCTTGGAAGAATGTAGTATCATTTAGAGGATCATATGAAATATTACCGTCAGTAATAGATTTAATGATTAAATAGTATCTCTGATTGTCTACAGATTTTGGAGTATTTACTGCATTAGAAGTAGTAAAATAAGCATGTAGATATCCAGTACCAGAACTAGCACCAGACCACTGAATTAAGTTTGATGAGTCATTTGATGAAGAGTTAGCAACAAATCCAATACCATCAGGAGCATCAATTTCAACTACAGTAAATCTCTCATTTTTAATACCTTGATTTAAAATCGTGTGATCAAACGCAACCACTTCAAGATACTTGTAATTTACTACATTACCACCTTCTTGTCTTGGTTCAGTTACAACGCGAGCAGATTGAATTGTAAATGCAGTTTTACTTCCCGTAGTCTCTATAATTTTAGGGTTAATATATGGGTCATAATTTGGTATTACACCCTGACCTTCATAAATTGAAGAGGAAAAACCTAATTTTTCATTAGGATTGACAAATTCACCAGTGGTATCAAATGCACCATTGTTGATAAATGTGGCAATGGAGTTACTTGTATAGAGTTCTGAATCACTATGGTCATTGATATTTACAGGTTTTAATACCAATTTCTGTGGTTTTAATCTTCTCTTAGTATCAGTTCTTACCTTAATAACAAAACCGTTTAATGGGTCTCTAACAGTTTCAAGATATCTTGGGATAACATATCTAAGTTTATAAACTCTATCTTCAGCAATTCTATTGTCAATAATTCTTTCAAAGAAAGAATCAGAACTTCTTGTTTCTGATGGAGAAGAACCAGAATAAGTTGGATCACTTCCTGTGGTAATTCTAGCCAGAATGTTTGATGGTACACTTGTTTCATCTTTAACCTGAATATACCACTGACCAGTTGTTGTTGTGGAAACATTATTACTTATTGGTCTTGGATCAAACTTAAGTGGTGAGAATCTCTTATTTGAGAAAATTAAAAATTCTTGATTTCCAGTTAAAATAATCCTATTAACATCATCTCTAGCGTCAGCAAACGTTGGGTGAATAGTAATCTGATTATTATTTTGATAACGGACAAAGAAATCATCCTGAGAATCTAGTGGAACTTGCTGTGTTACAGGTCCAACACTTACAGTTCTAACAGGTAGGGGAGTGTCAACATCAATTTGTCTGAAGAAAACCTTTTGTGGTTCCACATTGTCCATTGGTTTATCAAAGGAGTGCGCCAAATCTGTCTCAATGACACCACTACCAGCGCCAACAGGTAGTTTGGCCTTGTATTGATACAAATCATATGACTGGTCAATGATATATTTGTTAACTTCAATAATAATATCAGGATCTATAGAATCAGTTTCTGGTGAATAGATATAATTTCCTGCTCTAGCATTCTCTAATGTAGAGGCAAGCATGAATACTGTCTTATCTGATGCATCAAATGCTGTAGTTGCAGCATAGTTTTCTGGTGATGTATTTCTACCAGGAGCAATTACATAATATTTTGTATTTGTATCAAATCCTTTAGGTAATCTGATAACTCTTGGGTCTGGATTTTTACCAGGCGCAGCTTTTGGAACAAGTCTGACAGCGGTTCCAGTCTCCATACCATGTGGATTTCCACCACCCACACGGAATAATGTTGCTCTTCTAGACAAAGCAGAGAAATCTGTATCTGGTTCAACTCTATCTACACCATCTTCACCAAAATCAGAAGCAAGAATAGTGCTAATATCAGTGAATAAACCAGCAATTACACTAGCAACATTACTGCACTCAGTTTCATCAGCAGATATATCAACAACGTCTTGAATAACAGTATCATCATATGATGTTCTTACTGTGGAGAAGATACCATCTCTTACAGCAACAATACCATCTTGTCCAGTTTGTTGAATTTCATCTCTCATGGTAAACCAGAGATATAATCCAGTTCCACTTCCAGATGCAGTAACTGTTTGAGTTGCAAGTTTATCCGCTGGTGATGGGTCAAAAGACTGTCCGGGGTCAGTACCAAAAATATACTGTCCTTTTTCACCAATTCTAATTGTTGTTTCATCAATGACTTCAACAACGTAACTATCTGTAGGAATAGTTGCAGATGGAGAACCTATAGGTTCTGTGCCATTTGATGTATTATATGCTGTGTATGACTGAACCTTCATACCAACAACAATACCTTCAGTAGAAGGAACGGTAATTACATCACTATTAGCAGTAGAAGTACAACCTGTAAGTAGATAATCAAAGTTACGCATTGCTGCGATACATAGGTCTTTAGTATAACGAAGAGCATCCTGAGTTTCTAATTGCTCATTCTGAATATAAGTTAATTGACCACCAACAAAATATGCTTCAGCTGCTTGAACACTATTAATATTACCACCAAGTCTCAAATCTTGTACAATAGCATCAACATAATATCCAATATCTCTACGACACGTTGAAATTGTAATATTTTGATTGGTCAGTAAAGTATCAAATTTTGTAGTAATATATCCGTATACTTCGTCTTGAATAAATTCTTTGTTTGAGTTAATTAAATTTGCTGCATCTTGTGCATAATTATCAATAGTAATTCCTGTTGGATTCAAGAAATCTATCCCAACAGTGTATTGCTCAATGCCAGTTGGTGTTAATGTAGCAGAAAATTGATCGCCGGACCCATCAGTTAGTTCAGCAAGACGTACAAAAATCTTTTCATCTGGTCTCGCACCAATTCTATATCCATCTAATATAGCTGCAGGGCGTGATGCTGGATTATACACATCATCAGCACCGATGAATAATTTTGAAGTATTTCCTGTATCATTACTAGAAACAATATCAATTGGATAATAAGCAACCTTTTCAGAATTTGTAGAAGGAATATTTGGATTTGATGCATATCCTCCACTCAAAGATTCTGGTGGAATAATATCTGTAATGTATCCACCCTTGTCCTGGTTAAAGGAAAATCCTTTATGACCGATAGAGTGCAGAGATGTATTACCAAAGTTAGAGTTTGAGTTCGTGATAGACATATCTCCACCACTTTCCATCAGGAAATGATCGAAGAATCCCACCGCGAACACGGACACACACTGAATGAATGAATCTTCAGATGCACGGATGTGGAAGTTTCTCCAATCATCCTTCCAGTATGCATCACCCTTGGTGTGATATGGAACACTTGCAAATGCATCAGTTAGTGATGCTTGATTCCATGTGTTAGTAAACTCATCGTAGCGGATGAAAGCACGGTCATCCTTTTGTAGTGAAACACCAGTGTACTGTGCCACAACCATAGATTTAAATCCAGTTGCCTTAGCACCATTTGCCCACATACCACACTGACCCCATGTGGAACGAATTGAGCAGTTGAAGACATATGGAGAAGCAGACTCAACAGAGTCAATCTCTGCCTGTGCTACAGCATTGTTACTTAATCCAGAACCTAATCTGTAAGTTTGGTTGTTAGTAAGTCCTAAACCAGCAGATACTTTTCCTGGAATTTCATAAGTGAAGAATCTAGGATCAGTCGCGCTAATACTAGCAACTTTGAATGTTCCGTTAGTTTCTTCATCTAATCCAGTATTTAAGATAGCAATATACTGGTCTTTAAAATATCCGTGGTCAATTTTTGTTGTAACTTGAAGAATAAGTTTTTGATTTGGTTGTCCAATATTTGCATCAACAACTTTAATGCTTTCAATAGAACGTGTATCAGATAGAGGTCCAACAATTCTATTTTCTTGTACTAGAGCATCAAATTCTCCTTCTTCATCAATGGTTGGTTGATATTGCGAGAATGCAATTCCAACTTTTTCATAGAATGCATCGAGGTCTTTCCTCTCAGCATATTCCATAATTGTAATCTTGTGGTGAGAATACTCAGGAACAGCAAATGTAGAAATATTGCCCTTCTGATAGTATACCTTACCAACATTATCATTTACGTCAAATAATGGCGAATTGTTCGATAAATCACCATCTTTAATAGTAAACTGCCATAGATAGCAACCACCAGTTAGATTAAAGATAGATGTTCTGTCTTGATTACTATCAGCAGGATCGGGAACATATAGTGGTCTAACAATTGTTCTACGAAGGTCATAACCAACAAGTGAACAACCTCTAGGTACAATACATCCACCAGTAGATGCATTAAACTTCCAATAGATATTATCTGGGTTGGAAAGATCAATAATTGAGTTATCGTTCCACTCGCCAGTTTGCTGATTAAAATTAAATACTGGTAGTTCACCTAGAGTTGGTGGTTCAGTGCGATCAGCAAAATCTAAAGTTTGATTGATTCCCTCTTCGATAATTCCAAAGAGAATATCTAGAGTAGATTGAACATCAGCACAAGTATCAAATTGACCATAAGGAACATCAGAACCGGATTGACCAAATACAGTTGGTCCTGTAGAAATACTTGGATCAAATACTTGAGAATATGCTTCAGAAAGATTTAATTCAGTAAGAAAACTATTCTGATTAATTGGACTTACAGTTGCATTAGTAATTACTAATTTTGCAATTTCTAGAGCGTTGTTATATACTTCAATTGATTGAGCTGCCTCATTAGCAATTAATGCGGGTTCGTTTTGGTATATAAGTGCAGCATCAAATGTTTTATCATTACCACCAAATTTTACGTTATAGATGATTGTATCAAGAACATCTAAAACGTCATCAATACAATCAGCAAAAGTTACAGCAGGGTCTGTTGGAACTGGTTCAAAACCAGCATTAGCGGGATTTGCAAGCATTCTTGCATATGCTTCATATGCAATAAAGAGTTTATTTGATTCTAGAAGATTTCCTGCGTCAAAATATCTATTTCTAGCACTGTTGCTACCACCAATACTATAATTTACAAGACCAGGACGATTATCAATATAGTGATCACCAGGCATTAGCATGACGCTAAACTGGTCAAATCTATCGTTGTTTGCACCAGGTTGATATGAGAATCTCGCTACCTCAAGAAATGCCCTCTGAATGGTCTTAAATGGACGTAGAGGAGAGTTACCTCTGTTATCTAATTCATCCGTTGCATTGAAATCATCTGGAGATACATATAAGTATTTTCCAGTTTTACTGGAATACAGATTATCAAGTCTGGTAAGAGACATAATTATTGCCGCTGCTGGTATTCTTCTGTGTTATTTATACCGCTGTTGCAACTATATGAATGAGTGGAACCGTTTCAGATAGAGTTCCATTTTTGGTGTGATTTAAAACAGTAATACATAAAGTTTCCAAATTTTGAATGTGTCCCACAACTTCTTCTCTATTCAATTTTTGAATATTATTGTACCAGTATTCACAAGTAGCAAATATTGTTGCGTTTTTATCTTCCTCTATCAAATCTACACTGAAACCACTTTCAGACAAAATTTTTACCCAGAAATTTTTTGGGTAAAACATCATTTTCCATACATTATTATACCAAACTGTTGGCCAAATGTAGTCTCTAATTACAATTTTATTTACATTGTTTTTAATGTTTTTTAATACTGTAAATGGATCTCTTAGATGACAAAATGATTCAACAAACAGAGCAACATCATAATTAGTATCTGGAGTATATTTTTGTAGGTCCGTATTGATAACTGGAAAATCTGTAATATACTCTGCTTGTTTATCTGATATAGTTACACCAGTAATTTTGCAATTTTTATCATTCATTAGCATCCTTGCTGGTGCTCCCCAACCACAACCACAATCTAAAACACTACTACCATCAGGAATATGTTGATACAAGTCAAAAATTGCTTGCTTAAAAATGTCACCATCGGATTTAGATCCAATATGGTAGTGCAAATCTTCTCCTAGGACTACTTTCCAACTTTCAGTGTTATTATTATCATAAAATGTTTTTACTCCCATTTTGTTGCTAAAGTAAATCTCCAATTATTATTATATGATGTTGCTCTATGCAAAATTTCAGATGGAAAAATAATACAACGATTTGGTCTAGGAACTATGCCTGTTATCTTATCATTGTCCCAAAATTGAGTCTCTCCGCCATCATCAAGTGCAAAATTTTTTGTAGACAAATATATTAACGTTGTTTTGTGACCAGGGATACTACTATCAGTATGCCATGTTGGAATTTCTCTGGGTGCAAAGCAATTAATATAGATTCGTTTGAGTGATAGGTGATCTGGAATATGAGGTCGTATTTCCTCTACAATTTGATTAAAAGGATATATTAAATTTTCAGTAAAATCAGCAACAACTCCTGTAGGTGGAGCGTATTGATGATCATATTCTCCCCATTTATATTTTGCTTTATCCTGAGCAAAACAAACGGTGTCAAAATATAATTTTGATTTTAAAAACTCTTCAAATATTTGCATTTGTCTATCTTAAAACTCCCCCGGCAGGATTCGAACCTGCGACCAATCGATTAACAGTCGATGGCTCTACCGCTGAGCTACAGAGGAATGAAAATAACCACTGCAGCGTCCCACAGCGGTAGCAGTCAAGAGGGACCCCACCTCTCTCTCACATGGGTTGGATTTCCAGTTCTTTTTTCTCCTGGAGATGTGAGCACGGGTGTCGCCATCCCGTTTATGGAGAATAGCGGACTCGAACCGCTGACAGCCTGCTTGCAAAGCAGGTGCTCTACCAACTGAGCTAATTCCCCTGGAGCCACAAGTCGGACTCGAACCGACGACCTACGGTTTACAAAACCGTTGCTCTATCCAGCTGAGCTATAGTGGCAAATGCTAATGTAGGACTTACTAGGCAGCGTCTGCTGATGCCCACATTAGCAACGGGACTGATGGGACTCGAACCCACGACTTCCTGCGTGACAGGCAGGCGCTCTAACCAACTGAGCTACAACCCCAAGGTGTCGATGAGAGGACTTGAACCTCCACGGGATACCCCACTGGAACCTAAACCCAGCGCGTCTACCAATTCCGCCACATCGACATGTAGAGGGCGTCTGTTTCTACTACAGACCTTTTGTACTCCCTCTAGATAAACATATATTCACGCCATTCAGGATCGCGTGATTTTTCAAGTTGCATAAACATAGGATGGATAGGTGCCTTTGGAACTCTAGTTAGTTTCATACCCGTATGTTCAAGTAATTTATCAGACTTTTTGGTATTACAACTAGAGCAGGCAACTACCAAATTATCCCATGTGTCCCCGCCACCTTTAGACCTAGGAATAACATGGTCGATTGTTAATCTTTTGGTCGAACCGCAGTACTGACACTTGTTTCCATCCCTCTGGTAAATCATATTACGAGTGGGTTGGGTAACTCTCATCCGAGTGAATGGTAGTTTGATGTATTTAACAAGTTTGATAACTCGTTTAGATAACATCACTGCTTTCTCTTTGAGAAGTAAAACAGTTGCTCGTTTCCAATTCGTGATGTTAATAGGTTCATATGAACCATTCAATACCAAGACTGGTTTATGCGGGTCTGGGTAGTCCATAACTCTGTACCACACTCAATTATTTAGGGTTGTTTCATAAATTCAAAGGGACCATATTCTGTTCCCCACATTTGTTTTTTAGTGGTAGGGTCAAAACCACGATCAATTACATGATAGTAATTGATACCAACCTTTGCTTTTGTAGTGAAATAACTCACTCTGCCGCGTCGATTGACTAAACAATCACAACCCTCAGATGAACCAACAAAGACATCATCGACCATGTTAAACAGTATATCACAACCATCACAGTATGTCAAGCTGTCTTTGGAAATTGGTCCCTCACCAGTAATTCGATAATTCTTGACGACCAAACGACCATCACCCATCACAGGTTCCAGAACAAACTTGCGATAGGGGGCATTGAGTGAGTGTTTATATGCCTGCTCTCCATAAATTAGATTGCCGTCAATATCACTATGAACAATACGAACATATGCAAACCTAGAAGGGTTACGATATGCTTGTCTCTTGTTCTCAAATGTCCCAATTAAGCGATTACGAAATTCATCAATCATCTTGTGGTAAGAGTTCTGGGTTATCTACCGCAATATCAAACATAAGTGGATGGCATTCTTCCATAACAAGATAAGAGGACCAATGGTAAAGTTCATCATCATCATAGTCGCGGTTTGCCAACGCTTCTGTTTGAACTGCTGGGTGATCCTCTACAATCGTTGGTAATTCATCGAATGTATAAGGAATACCCTGAATGAAGTACATCCTCACAACATTACCCATGTAAAATACATAGCGTTGTTCTAAATGGTACGTCATTGTTTTGATTTCCACACATCATTATTTATGTGGGATAGGAGTGGCGAGACTTGAACTCGCACGACCGTAATGGTCAACAGATTTTAAGTCTGGTGTGTCTACCGATTCCACCACACTCCCAAAAAAGAAGTCTCGCTACTGACTTCTGTTATATTAAACAATCTCCCCCAACTAGCGTTGTTGAGGAATGGGAAATCCTGGACTCGAACCAGGCACCTCACGATTATCAGTCGTGCGCTCTAACCAACTGAGCTAATCTCCCGAT